CCCAGCCCCCACGTTTGACCGTTCGCACCGTGACCGACAAACTCAAATTCCAAACGGTCTCCTTGAACGTCGCAGCCTCCGGTGACGACCAGCACGCCGGCGGGAATCGTGAACTGGTTTTCAGTCACGCGGTCCAAATAATCGTAAGCCTCCTGAGCAAGGCCGACCGGATCCGGCATTTCCTCCTCTGGGGCTTGGTAGGTTTCCGCATCAAACGTGTTAATCAGCACGCGCTTCGCCTTCTCGCGATTGTCCGCCGCCTCGATTTTCAGCTCCTCGACCGCAGCCCAGTGCAGGTGGCTCGCGAAGCCCTTCTGAGGCGGGTGCGGCGACATCATCCGCGAACCGTGAAAGCCTGCTATGCCGTTAAACGGCCGCGTTGCCTGCCATCTGCCGTTCCGTATCATCTCCATGCGCTCCGCATCGGAGATTCGGCACTCGCTCTCGGGGCATTCAATCCACGCGTCCTCGGGCTTGTTGCGGTCATATTTGAGCTGGCGTCGGTGCAGGACAAACTCCTTAGAGCAATGGGGGCAGGGCGCGATCCAGACTCGCCAATCGCTTTGAAGCATCAGCGCCTCGATTTTGCTCTTACCCTTCACGCTAGGGTAGCTCGCGGCAATCTTGATTGTGTCCGCATATTCGGATCCGCGAACCCAAAAGATCTCAAGCGGGTCACCTTCATCTGATTCCGTCGATTCGATGGCGTCGATCTCGTCCGCGAAAAGAAAGTTTCCCTTTGCTCTCCGCATCTCACCTGGAGCATTGGAACCGAAAGCATTGACCAAGCCACCGGGGAAAAGCTTATGGAGGATTGTGTTGCCGCTTTTGCGCCTCCCAGAATCGTCGCCAATGAGCGAGGCCAGATCCGGCGTCGGATTAACCAGCTCTCCCATAAGCGTCTCCTTGCTCCACTTCTCGGTCTGCGAGATCGTCGGATACATGACGAGAACGCGACGAGGCGCCTCTGCGATGCTGTGGCCGATTTGGTTCATTACCACCTCCGTTTTGCCCATACGGCTGGCGAGCATGTAAACCGTCATCTGAACGCGCGGATCGTAAGGCGCTTCCATCATCTCTCGCTGATACGGTGCGAAGTCGAAGCGGAAGCGTCTCCCGCCTTCCATGCGCCTGACCTTCTCGGACCATTCCGGCGCAGTCATCGTGCGCTGAAACCTAAATGCCCGTTCTAAGTGCCTGAGAGTCCCTCGGTAATACCGATCAAGTGCCGCCTCGTTCATTTTTTAAGCCGTCAAACAGGTTGCCCGTGGCTCAACAATGCTGGAGCCAGTGTCATCAATTGCGAAAATTGCGTCTCCGTGCCTCGCGAGAAGGTCAAGACCGCCGCAGTTGGAAGTGCAACGCTGGCCGCGTCGAGAAGCCGCAGCACCTTGGAAGTGTCGAGCGTCATCGTCACGCCAATGGGACCAATAAACGTCTCGGAAACCGTGATCGCCGGATTCACGCCCACGGCAGTCCGCTTGATTTCAATTTTGATGGTCTCTCCGGTGGCATCTCGCGCCACCAAGAACTCTCCCGGCTCGATGTCCTCCAAAGCCGTTTCGATCTGATAGGTCGATACATCCGCCGAAAGCCACATCGTGCCGGTATCGCTTGCCGTCCTGATCTGGAACTTGCCAGCATCCGGCATCCTCGAAATGGTGATGCGGTCGTTTTGCGCAACGCTCACGCTACCGGTCGCCACGTTTGCAACCGTCACGGCAGCCTCGCTAATGTTGGCCGCGCTTGTCGCCGCCACTAGCGTCTGAAGCGTTAAATCAATCTCGACCGTCTCAACGTTAGAAGCACCGCCAGCAATCAGCGTCAGGGCACGATTCGTCATCGTTCCAAAGGCGGAATGGGCAATCGTGAAGTCTGCTCTCGCTCCGTTGCTGCGGAAAGTGACGGTAAAAAGGCCATCTTTCCCCGTCACATCGACACCACCTGCCGAAACGATGGCGGAAAGTCGATTGAGCGCGAGGCCCAGCAAATGCGCGTCAATCCCGGCAGCCGGAAGCTCGACGGTGGAAGCGCCCCAGGTGATCGACCAATCGCCGGAAGCAATCGGAACGGGCTTTTCGAGCGCAAGCGACAAGCTCAAGGTGTCGCTGCTCGCAATCTCCAAATGATCCGCGATCAGCTCGACGCTGAGACTGTCGCCGGGGCGAATCGCATCAGGCAATCCCCGCACTTGGCCTTTGTCGTCGTAGCGCAATTTCAACATGCCGGACGCGTCCACAAAACAAGCCCCAAAATCAAGTTGAAAATCCCGTTCGTTTTGTGCAGTCATCGACATGCCTGACTCTCCCGTCATCTCTGGCGTTGCCGATCTGCCGAAATTCTATTTTGCGGAGGGCGCACCTTTCCGACTGACACTCACTATCGGGGCAGAGTTTTCGATGACGGGTAAATTTGTGAGCTTTGGAATGAGGGCGCGTTCCGGCACGGTCAGGCGAGTTTTTGGAACTGATTCCGGCGAGTCAAATCTGACCATTGCGGGGCAAGGCATCACATTCAACATCGCGACAACCGACGCGACCGTTCCCGCCTTTGCTTCCGGCTGGACGTTGGAAGATGTTCAGGCCAAGGGTGAGACTGAATACTGGGTGGACATCTCCGCGACCGAAGGCAGTGACGTTCTGTTGCGCCTACAAGGCCAAGCCGATTGGGTGGCGCCTGGTTCTGACATTGCAGAATCTTCTGCCGTTGTCGCCTCGCCAGCCATTGATGTAAACATCACCAGCGGTGCGGTATCGGCATCGGTGGCAGTTATCGGAGGCGGTGGCGATTTGTTCGGGCCAGCCAGCGCGACCGACAATGCGATTGCCCGATATGACCTAACGACCGGAAAGCAAATTCAAAATTCTGGCATCACCATAGCGGACGGCGCTTCCGGCACACTGGCGGGTAGCAATTCCGGCGACGTTACGCTAGCAGGAACGCCCGACTATCTGACCATCGCCAATCAAGTCATCACGCGCAGCAACGTCAATTTGGCATCGCATGTTACCGGCACGCTTCCAGTTGCTAACGGCGGCACTGGGCAGACCGCTTTAAGCTCAATCGACGCCGCCGATTTTGGTTCGGGAGCCGCAGTGGATAATTACATTTTGGCAGCCGACGGTTCAAGTGGCGCGGCGTGGGAGTCGCCAGCCGCGTTAGGTATTGTCGCCACAAATTCAAGCGCATCATTAAAAGACCTCGCGCTTAATCCTGACGCCTTGACGGGGAGTCTTGCAACGAGCGCGCTGAATGTAACGCAGACTTGGAATACGACGGGCAATCCGACCTTGCTGAAAGGCTACGTCACCAATACCGCAAGCGGATCAGGTGCAAAACTCCTCGACTTAGGGGTTGGCGCGACAACTCGACTGAACCTTGATGCGTCGGGTCATCTTTGCACCAACACGGCCGACGATTATGCGTCTTTCGGGTTTTTAAACTCGGCTCGCGGGATCGGTTACAGTAGCGCAAATGAAAAGATGCTAATGTATGCCAATGCTTCTGGAATCGTTAACGCAGGGGTTGATTCTAACGGTCTTTTTTTACCTGACGGAGGAAACCTTTCATGGTCTAGTTCCGGCTGGTCTAGCGCCAGTGATCTCTTTTTATCGCGAGCCGCGGCTGCAACCATCCAGCTAGGAGTAAATCATGCTACGACAGCAATTCGCCAAACGATTAAAGGTTGCAATGCGACCACCGGAAACGGCGGCGAGCTAGTTCTAAGGGCCGGAACTGGAACTGGAGGCGCAGTCGGAACTCAAGGCGTTTGGCTTGGTGTCCCGTCCGCAAATGCTTTAAAGCAATACGATTTCAATGGAGCTAACTTAGGCGGGTTTTTCAACGAGTCGCTTCGTGGTAGTCTGCGGTTTGCTGGGGGGTCTGGCGGTGACGTGACACTTACAAGCAACTCAAGTAACGGCAACATTGAATTCACTCCCAACGGGACCGGCAGGGTAAAGTTTGGCACTTTTACCACCCTCACGTCTCACACCGCATCGGGCTACATCGAAATCAAGGATGCAGGAGGAACCACTAGAAGGCTTGCTGTTATTGCCTAAGTTTATGAATATCTCAATCACCCTCAATACAGAA